GTCAATGGGTGGTAAAGGGAATAATCCAACATTTTTTATTAATTGTACAGAGGGTGGTATACTTGGAGCCTCCCCTAATGGAAATATCAACACTATTAAACAAATGTCTTTGAAGGCTCTTATATATTCCTATAATATGTCAGACAGTTTACCCGGAATGATACCAGAGGGTGAAGGGCAGGCACAACTTTTATTTTAAGGAGATAATCATGGCAAATACATTTTCAGCCAGCGTAGGTGGGCAGGTCAGTCTTGGCAATAAGACTATGATAATTGGTACTGCTTCCTTCCCAGATGGTGCAGCTACAGCAGTAGCAACACCCTTTTCAAAGCTGGATAATATTCAGTTTATGACAAATTCAGGCACGGCCATTGAGCAAGTGACTTATTCAGCAGGCAACTTTACCGTAGCCACTGCAGCCAGTGGTGACTTGCACCATGCAATAGCAATCGGTACTTGAGGGGGTAGATAATGGCATACGGTGAACAACTATTCACTTTTGATTTTGCATCTGCAGCATCCAAAGCCTCCCAAGTAGCGGAGGTGCGGGGCTATCAGTTTGCATCTATACTGGCTCCTGCATTTGGCACTAATTTTGGCACTACCTCTGTGGGTATAAAGCTGGAGGGTGGGTATACATCCACTACCGGACAACTCGCAGCAGTAAGGGCGATGGGTGTTTATTCAGGCGGTAGTGGTATCCTTGAATGGGAGGTACCCAATTCCACTGGTGATTACGTGACAGGGGATGTCCCTATCTGGGGATTGACTCATGTTCGGGTGGTAGCAAATACAGCAGCGACTGATGGTGCCAGCGGTTTTATAATTAGAGCATACAACGATAAATAGAGGGTATTATGGCAGATGCAATCACTTTTAATACATCCGGGGTTAAAACTCCAGAACTACAACGGCTATACGATGCCCATGATGTAACTACCCCGGAGGAGCTGGCAGATTTAGCAGAGGCTTGGCTATTGGGAGAGGCAGAGGAAAAGGAATTGTACAAGGAAAAGCAGAAAGATAAGGATGAGCAGAAGAAAATTAAATTAAAATAACCAACCCACAGGAGCGTTATAATGGCAGATATATTTGGAGTAAAGAATCATGGCCCGGTCACATACAAGGAAGTATTCAAAGGTAAGGAAATATCCATTGAACCGGGTGAGACTATCAGCATGAATAGGAATGATGCAGTGAACTTTTGTGGTACCAGACCCCCCGGAGGCATACAATTGGACGGGATGGGACAGTTAAAGACTGAATCCATCAAAGCCTTGGAAGTAATCCGGCATGAACCAAAGGAGCAGAGAATTTGGGTATCCCCCAGAAATGGTGAGAGATTTCTCACAGAGGCATCTATGCTGGAAGCGGATGCCAAGTACAATACCCCACAGGTAGATGAATCGGCCAATGGTCATGCCTGCCCCATCTGCTCTAATGAATTTGACTCAGAAACTTCTGTTCTGACTCATATTGGAAAGGAGCATGCAGATGACACCAGCCGAAATATTAAGCCAAGCCCGGTCTCAATTTGATGACCCATCTAGTGCATTCATAGGGGATGATGAGGGGTATGCTTATATCTGGCAGGGATTGTATGAACTCTGTGCAAAAAGTGATGTTCGGCAGGTAAAAGATACTTCAATAACCACAGTGGCATCCACCGCTGATTATTCCCTCCCCACAGAGATTATCAAGATACAGATGATTCAATGGAATGGGGAACTACTACAAAAGAGAGATTTAGAGAAATTCCAGCAGATAACGGGTAAGAGCCCCAGCAGTGGCAACCCACAATGGTACAGGCAATGGGGTAAGACAATAACCCTCACCCCTACCCCTACTAGTGCCCAGACAGTGACAATCTTTGGATTTGGCAGACCCACAGAGATTACCAGTGCGAATGCCACCACTGATATATTCACCAATGATGGTATTGAGGAAGCGTACCAGCAGGATGTAATTGATTATGTCCTTTACCGGATGTATTACAAGGATGATGACCAGAAAGCAAGGGAGCATTTAAGCCTGTGGGAGTCTCACCTTAACAGGATTGAGCTGGAAGAAAAACAGCGGGATTATGCAGACAATCATTTTACCATTATGACCACTGATGATGATTCTTTCCCTTGGAGCTTTCTATAGATGGGATTTGGTAAATTCAGAAAGAATCAACCCTTTGAGGAAGCTCCCCCTTTTGATGGGGGATTAAATACCAAAGCGAATGCAGCGGATGTGGGATTGGCTCAGACTCCCTCTGCTCAGAATGTATCCTTTAATGATTTTGGAGCTGCAGCCACCACCCTTGGATTCTCCCAGCTTAATACAACGGCAGTCGGCAGTGCAGTTATTAATGGTCTACACAGTTATAATAATGAGTCATCCACTGCAGCAGAATTAATAGTAGTGGGTAATGGCAGTGTATGGCGAATGAGTGGTACCACAGCGGTCACTATTGGCTCAAGTCAGTCACTTTTTGACTCAGATGCAGATATGGAAACAGAGCAGTTTATGGATGTGCTCTTTTTCTCTAATGGGACAGACAGACCTTATAAGTATAATGGCACTGAATTTACCCGGATGGGAGTATCAGGTGCCACCCAGACTTTAACCATAGCAACCAATAGTGCAGGCACCCTCACAGGGGATTATAATTATGTGATTGCCCCGGTTAATAGTTATGCAGTTGAGGGTGATTACTCAGTGGATAATGCTCTGAGTAGTACTTTTACAGCAGCCAGTGAGGATATAGCCATCACGGATATACCTACAGCCCCCGCCTCACATGGAGTTAATAGTTGGAATATATACCGCAATACAGCAGGTGCAGCCACTACTTATTGGCGTGTGACTAATGTTGCTAATGGAGTCAGTGCAGTAACGGATAATAATAGTGACTCTGTATTAGTAACAGCAGCCCCCTTGGATAATGCACCACCCTTTGCTTTCAAATACTTCCAGAATTTTCAAGGGTATCTATTTGCAGCAGGGTATAGTGAGCAGAAAAGCAGACTGTACTGGTCAAAAGTAAACACCCCAGAGCAGTTTCCAGTGGATAACTTTGTCCGGGTAGGACAGGGGGATGGATTGGAAATTAGTGGTATCTCTGTAATTAACTCATCCATAATTATTACCAAGAGTGATGAGCAAGGAAATACCGCCACCTATACTCTATTTAATGATGCAGTTGACCCTGCTAACTGGTATTTACTCAAGACAGACAGTGACCAAGGCAGTGAGAGCCACAAGGCAATCACTAGATGGGATAATAAACTGGCGTTACTCAATAGGAATGGGTATTACGGTTTCAATGGCGTGCAACGGGTACGGGGCGGGGGCAGCTCTGAGCTTGGCAAGATATCAGTGGATACTATCAGTGCAGACATTGAGCCGGATGTACAGCTATTCAAGAAATCCCTTTTAAAGAATGCAGCGGGTATTGACTTTGAGAACAGAATGTATTTTGCAGTGGCATCCACTGGCTCATCCACTGAGAATGATAAGGTATATGTATACGATTATGTGAGGATATCCACTTCTGACAGGAAAGCAGGTGCATGGATACCCCTTACTGACCATAATATCAATAACTTTGCCGTGCATGATGGGTCTTTGTATGGAGGCTCCTCCACTGCCAATGGATTTGTGTATAAGATGCAGGACACCCGGAATTACAACGGTGCAGCTATTGACTCATTTTTTACTACAGCCCCCTTTAGGGGTAGTAAGGCAGAGGAGAATAGGAAAAAAGTATTTAGACATGCTTATATCTGGATGGATTTAAGTGGTGATTGGGATGTGGAGATAAGCCCTATAATTGACTTTGACTCAGATGGCGCCAGTGCATCGCTCATTAATGTGGGTGCAGATGCCACTGCCTTATGGGATACAGCTCAATGGGATACGGCTACATGGGCAGAGACAGTGCCCCGAAAAAGATTTCGATTGGATATGAATAAAGTGGGTAATTTCCTCCAATTAAAATTCAGAACAAATACAGTTTCACAATATTTCAAAGTAAGTCGGATTCAAGTATTTTATAACCTCAAGGGTAAAGAGTAGACTATGGCAGAACCAATACAGCAACCACAAAGGAGTGCAGCACAACTCAAAAAAGAGCAGGTGGATGCACAGGCAGAAAGGACTTCCCAATTAGCAGAGGAAAAGAGACAACAACGGTTTGCCAAGCAAGGCACTACCGGGGGTGGACA